CAACAAATACGAGTGCCGCATCCGCTACTCGAAATATCAAACAACTAGAAACGCAAACTCGAAGCTTTGGTACTGCTATGCGCCCATTGGCAGGCTACATTGCTGCGTCTTTTGGTTTATTGGCTGCGCAAAATGCTGCGGTAGATATTAAAGATACCCTTGCCGATTATCAGCAGTTCAGCACACGCCTTCGTTATTTAAGTGAAGATACCGCTGACTACAGTAATTCAATGCGTTATTTAACGACGTTAGCTGATGAACATGGGAAGTCTGTGCTGGTGATGGGGGAAAGTTACGCCTCGTTAGCTGCATTGCGTAAAGGCGACATAATTAACCAGCAGCAACAGCGTGCGCTTATGGAGGGGTTAAGTAACGCCCAAAGCGCGCTAGGTGTTAGCACTGACCAGCTTGGTAACTTAATGTACGGCTTAGGGCAGGCGCTCTCTCAGCCTAAAGTGCAGGCACAAGAATTCAACCAGGTAATGGAACCTATTCCAGGGTTAATGCAAGCCATAACCCGTGCTGCTGGCCTACAAGGGCAAACTTATCGTGACTTGGTGCTGGAAGGTAAAGTAACCAGTGAGATGTTCCGCAACGATTTAATTAAAGCGTTAGACGAATACGATGGAGCAGCAAAAGCGAACATCGATAATATTACTGCACAGGAAAATGCCCTCGAGAACTTGCGAATTCAAACGGTGGCCGCCTTTGAAGATCCTATTTCCAACACCTATGGCGCATTGCTAGAAACAACCGGCGAAGCACTAACTTTCGTGCGTGACAATGCCGAAACATTAACTACTGCTGTTGAAACATTAACGGCAGTTGCACTGGTTCGTGGTGCAGCTGCTGTGAGTAATTACGGCGTGGAACTAGTTAAAAAGACGACAGCACAGCAATCGGCTACTGCCGCCACCTTAAATGCTGCTAAAAAACAGCATGAATATAACTTATCACTACAGACCGCCGCTAAACGATCGTTAGCGGTAGCGAGTAATGACACTTTAAGGGCTGGTGCGATTACCCGCTTAGCTACGGCTAACCAAGCAGTTACTGCCAGCCAAATAGCCTTAAATGTTGCCACCGCGCAATATTCTGTGGTTGCTCGCACAGCGACGACAGTGGCTCGAGGCTTATGGGCGGCAATTGGTGGAATACCAGGTGTAGTGTTACTGGGCACTTACGCACTTTATGAGTGGGCATCATCATCTGACGACGCTGCCAACAAAACGAAAAAGCTTAACGATGAGGTTAAGGCGCTTCAAAGCACCATGAACCCGTTTGCTAATTATACGAGAACACAAGCTAGTTCTGCGCTGCAGCGATATACAGGACAATTAGCATTAGCTACACAGCAAGCCGAAGAAATGCGCGACCGTTTTAACAATCCTTACTTTGAGACGACCACAGAAGAAGTGATAGCTGCGGAAAAAGAAGTAGAGCGGTTGACGAATATAATTCAGCAACTGCAAACCGTGCTTACTGATACGGCAGTAAAAGGGAAGACTCCTTTAGTCGACGTTGACGAGCTTGCCAAGCAACAAGAAGCCGCTGCAAAGCTACTGTACAACCTGACTATGCAAAAGGACACTTACGGCCAAGTAGGTGAGGCTGCGCGAGTGGCCTATGAAACCACCTATGGCTCACTCAAAGATTTATCTGCAGAGGAAAAAGCGGCATTAATTATTGCTGCATCTCGCTTAGATGCTCATAAGCAAGACGTCGACGCGAGAACCGAGCAGAAGAATGCGGTTAAAAATTTAAATGATGAAGTCAGTAAGCTGATTGCTAAGCAGAATGAAGAAATTAGTTTGTTTAGTGATTCTAGCCGTGAAGCGCAAGTACGTTACGACATTGAATATGGCGCGCTCAAAAATATCAACGATGAATTAAAACAAAAACTAATTCTGCAGGCAAAAGAGCTAGATAACCTTTCCCAAGCAAAATTATTGCAAAGTAAAGTAGAAGGTATTGCTGTTGGTACCATGACGCCAGAGCAACGCGAGAATGCCAATCATCAAGATAACCTAAACACGCTAACAACCTACCGCGACAGCTTGCCCGAACAGGATTTAACCAAACGCCAAGAAGTAAACCAGCTTATTGAAGCCGAGCAGCGCCGGCATGCTGATGTGATAACTGAAATACAAAGAGGTGCAAAGTTTGATTTTGATGCGATGTGGTCAGAGTCATTCGACCGATTTGCATCAGGAATAGGTGAGGCTACAGCCAGTGCTCTTTTTGATGCAGAAAACTTGGGAGATGGTTTAAAAAGTGTCACGTTAGCTATTGGCAAGCAGGTTGTAGCTACTTTGGTTGAGGTGGGAGTTAAAGAAGCCGCAAACTGGGCTTTAAGAATGGCATTACGGAAAGCTGATTTAGCCGATGATGCCGCAACAACAACTTCATCGGCTGCAATAGCAGTGTCTACTGGTGTTCCTACAGCTGTTGCGCTAACAGCTGCTTGGGCTCCTGCGGCCGCAATGGTAAGTCTTGCAACTTTAGGCACTAATGCAATAGCGGCAAATACAGCAATTGCTAGCACAGTTGCATTTTCAAAAGCGGCTGGCTTTGCAGGTATGTTTGATAAAGGCGGCCGAATCCCATCTGGTCAGTTTGGTATCGCAGGTGAATATGGCCCCGAAATTGTAAAAGGCCCTGCGTATGTTACGAGCCGTGCAGACACAGCAAACTTAATGAATAGAACAGCTGCTAATGATAGCGGTGCAGGAACCGTCATTATACAAGATAACAGCACATGGAATGTGTCGGGTGGCGACACTGAAGAGGTTATTGCGAAATTAACTCCGCTTCTTAAAAAGCATCAGGAAGACACTCTTGCACAGGCTGGTACGCAATTGAAACGTGGTAGAGGCCCCGTTTACGAAGGATGGAGGGCTGCGCGATGAGCTTACCTATTTTCCCTCGACATATATTACCAAGTTCTTTGCAATTCAAAATTGTGCCAAACAGCGTGGTAAACACAGGGCCAAGCCGTGTATCTGAAGTCTGGACCCGCCCAGGCTCTTATTGGACATTCACTGGCACATGGTCGGGTATTCGTTATGCCGCTGGACGGGAGTTAGATGTGTTTATTGATGCCTTAGATGGTAGTGCTGGCGAATTTATGATGTGGGATAGCACGCATACGCAGCTGGGCGACTGGAATGGCACTGTAGTTGTTGATGGGGGGGAGCAAACCGGAACTGCATTACTTATCCGAGGTGCAATTGCGAATACTTTAATTGCCCCTGCAGGTGATAGGTTTCAGTTAGACAATTTTTTATACAAGCTCACCGAAGATGCTGTGGCCGATGCAAATGGAGAATGCACCTTACGTTTTCGGCCTCAACTTCTGAGTATACCTACAGACGGTACGGAACTTCTTACTGCGGATCCTATGTGCAAGATGATGTTACCCGATAACCAGCAAGGGTTGAATTTTGCGTCTAGAAAATTGGTACTGAAAAATTTCAGTATTGCTGGCTTCACGAGTATTCGCGCATGAGACATTTAGACCCTCAAATAGAAGCACTGCTCAGCGCAAACAACAAAAGTGCCTGCATTATGGGTTCAATCGTATGGCCTGTAGGAATGGTTCGCTTTCATAACGGAGTAGGGACTATTCCGTGGGAAGGCGAAAACTGGTACGGCGTTGGGGGAAACGGCTTCGTTGATATTGTAAAAGAGGGTAGCTCGCCTACCGTGAATTTGAGTTTACAAAGCTCAGATGCTGGCCTTGTAGCAGAGGCCATCACAGATGATGCCGCAGGCGGTGAAGTGCGCTTGTATTTGGGCGTTTTTAATGAACATCAGCAGCTTGTTGCCACACAACTTGTTTTTCTAGGCATTGTTAATAAATCCCCCGTTCGCTACTCAGCTCCCCCTGTCATCACTGTTGAAGCAGTGAGTTATTCACACCGATGGAGTTTACCTAAACGTTATACAACCTACAGTTCAGGAAGCCAGCGCGCTATCTATCCCAACGATAGTTTTTTTGACGATGTTGAAGCGATAGCGAAAGGCCCTCTAAACAGTTACAGCGGCAGCAATGCAGTAAGCGGTAGAGCAAGCGGAAGCAATAAAAATTCGACGAGGCAACGATGATTCGATCACATAACTGGACTGACTTATTGACCAATTTTATTCAAAGCCGAAGAAATACTCCTTTTGTTTGGGGTAAGAACGACTGTTGCTTATTCCCTGCAGACGCGGTGCTAGCAATGACTGGCGAAGACAAAGCTGCCGATTTCAGAGGTACATACAACTCAGCTATAGGGGCAAAGCGAGCCTTAAAGAAAAAGGGGTACTCAAATATAGAAGAAGCGCTAACAGGTATTTTAGGCGCGCCAGTGTCGAGGCTTTCTGTTCGCCGCGGCGATGTTGTATTGGTCGATTATGAAGGGCAAGAAGTTGCAGGCGTTATGTACGGGCAGGTTCTTGTTCCTGGTGTTGATCAGCTCGCCACTGTCTCACCTCTAAATATTAAAAAAGTTTGGAGGGTAGCTTAGTGCCTGCCGTGGTAGTTGGTGCAGCAATTGGGTTGGGCGCGGCTTCAGTTGTTGGTGTGGGCTGGGCTATTGGTATAGGAGTCGCTGGGGCAATTGGGTTCGACGCGTTAATGGACTCAATGGTTCCAGACATGGGTGGCATAAGTACTAGCAGCCAAGAATTGAGTGTAGAAAGTAACCCTACACGCACAATGGTAGTCGGTGAAACCATTACCAGTGGACCAATTACTAAATATGAGAAACGGACAATTGGGGATAAAGAATATCACTTATTCTTTGTACCGCTTGCCGCTCATCTTTGTGAAAGTATTACGCTTTATCAACTCGATGGGGTTGAAAATAACCAGTTGAGTGGTGAAGGGTACCGTATTGAAGTCGCGTTAGGTGACCAGACTACAGTTAATACCAATGCACGTAATGAAATGGAAAATATAGATAGCACATGCGTTGGTTACGGGGTGGCTTATGCCTATAACAAGTATGAGGTTAACCCTGATATTTTCCCAAACGGCGTGCAAGACGTTAAGTTTAAAGTTAAAGGAATTCTGTGTTACGACCCAAGAAAAGATTCGACGATTGGTGGTGACGGTTCGCACCTTGCGGATGACGAAACAACATGGGAATGGACTGATAACGCTGCACTAATTAATTTTTATTGGAAGCGCTTCGGTGGTGATATTGTGCTGCCAATTGAAATGTTCGACATTGCCAATATCGCATTCGAAGCGAATTTATGTGATGAAGAAGTTACTTTTACTGATAAAGACGGTAACACTCACACCGAAAAGCGTTGGACATGCAATGGCATTATTGATTTAAGCCAGGGACAGAGGATTGTTGAAGACGAGCTATTAAAATCCTGTGGGGGGAGATGGACAGAAGCAGGGGGTAAATATTGGTTGCTCACAGCTGCGTACCGTGGACCCGCTACGGTCAGTTTAACTGATGACGATTTGCAAGGTGAGATTGATAGACAGCCATTTACAGCACTAGAAGACAGATGTAATGCAGTGGTTGCGGTGTTTATC